GATTTACCATTTTAATAACATAGAGGGGAGGTTGGCGATTTTGCCTAATAATAGTATTAAATGTTTTTGCCTTCCCTCTTTTTTTTAAAACTATGAAAGAGAAACCAACTTACTATGCTGTAATATCTGCAGATGTCAGATATGATAAAAATTTATCAGCTAATGCGAAACTGCTGTATGGTGAGATAACTTGCCTTACAAATGAAAATGGTTTTTGCTTTGCTACCAATAAATATTTTGCTGATCTATATGAGAAGAGTAAGGTTACTATTTCTAAATGGATAAGCGAATTAGTTGTAAATGGTTATGTATCAACAAGTTATACCTATAAAGAGGGTACTAAAGAAATTGATAAGAGGTATATAAGTATTCTTAAAGGGGGTATTAAAGAAAACTTAAAGGGGGGTATTAAAGAAAACTTTAAGGATAATAATACAAGTATTAATAATACAAGTATAATAAAAGAAAAAATAATAAAAAAGAAAAATTTTATTGTTCCTTCAGTTAGTGAGATAGAAGACTATTGTCGTTTAAGGGATAATGGAATTAGTGCAGAGCAGTTCTATGATTTTTATCAGAGCAAAGGTTGGATGGTTGGTAAGACAAAGATGAAAGATTGGAAAGCTGCTATTAGAAATTGGGAGAGAAACCGAAAAAAAGATGTAAAGGGAATGAGTAAAATTCATTCACACTTACAAAAAAACATGAATGTTAAATTAAAATTAAAAAACAAATATGAATCATTTGAGTAAATTAATAGAAACCTTAGTTTTATATAGAAAAAACGAAAGAATTTTAAGCGATGTAATGAGAGAAATAACAATTTCATACAATGATAATTTTATTAAAGAATTAGAAGACATTTTAACTACTAATAATAGTATTACACTAAAAAATAAAATTTTAAATAAAATTGAACAAATTAAAAAAGATCAAGAAAAAGAAATTGAAAATAAAAAAAAATTAAACCATGAAATTAATTAAAACAATGACAAAAGCAGAATTGGTTATAGGATCAATTGACATACTAAGTAAAACCTACATAGAGTTAGGTCAACACAATGTAGAAGAAGAAACACTAGAGGTATTGGCTGAAAGTTTAGCTGATGATTTACAAAGAGTATACAAAAACTTTTACTTTGAAGATGCTAAAAATGCATTTAGTTTAGGTGTGAGAAGTCAGCACAATGGTGATTTTGTACATCTTAATGTACCAACTTATATGAAATGGTTAAGACAGCACAAGCAATTGATATGGGATGCAAGAGCAAAGGTAGATCAAGGAGCTGACCCAAGAAGTGTTTTACATTACAGACCAGAACCAAAATTATTAAAATGAAAATATTAGAATTATTTGCAGGAAGTAGAAGTTTTAGTAATGCAGCAGAAGAATTAGGTTTTGAAACCTATTCAGTAGATATTAATAATTTTGATAATATTGATTATGTTACAGACATTTTAGATTTTGATTATAAAAAAATACCTTTTAAACCTGATGCTATATGGGCTAGTCCACCATGTACAGCTTTTTCAGTTACACAAATTGGAAGAAATTGGTTTCATGATAATACACCAAAAACTGAAGGAGCTAAACTTGGCATAAAACTTGTTTTAAAAACATTAGAAATTATTAATAAACTTGAACCAAAATATTGGTTTATTGAAAATCCAAGAGGTAAATTAAGAAAATTAAATATTGTTTCTGGTTTACCAAGAACAACTGTTTGGTATTGTCAGTATGGAGATAGAAGGGCAAAACCAACAGATATATGGACAAATCATTTAAGATCAGTATTTAATGTTAATGGATGGCAGCCAAGACCAGAATGTTTTAATGGTAATAAAAATTGTAATCACGATAAGCAACCAAGAGGTTATGCAGCAAAAAAAGCATCTAATGCATTAGGAAAAGGAACACAAGGATTAAAAAATAATTACGAAAGAAGTAAAGTTCCAAAAGAATTGTGTATAGAAATTTTAAAATCAATTAACAACTAATTCTTAATAAAAATATTTTATAAAAAATAAAAATTAAAAAAAAATATTAAGTTTGTAAAAACAAAAAATAAATTATGTCAGGAAAAAGTAAATATTATTACGAGTTTGATAGAAATATGTCAACAACAACAAACATTAACCCTAAAATGAAAATGAGTAAAGAAGAGTTAGGTTTAGAAAATAAGCATGAAACTGTTACAGGAGCATTATCCCCAACTGGTGCAAGAAGTATGGACAGCAAGAGAGATAACAGAGTGCCTTATTACTACATAGGTAGAAATGGTTATGAAGCAAGAAAAGTTTGTGATAACTTTGATTTGCCTTACCACTTAGCAACTGCCACGACCTACATCTTACGAAGCTATCATAAGCATGACACACCAGTAGATTGCTTAAAGAAAGCTATAGCTCATTTAGAATTTGAGCTAGAGAAGATAGAAGATGCAAAAGCCAATCTTTAGAGTATTTGTAAAATACAATATAAGAAACAAAGGAAAAGTTACTAGAGGTAAAAGTGGTGTAATAGACACATTTGCACTTACAGACAATATAAAAATAATTGAGAAAGATGAAGAAATACATAACAGAATTTGTTATCTTCATAAAAAAAGATTAGAAAACGTAGTGATAACAATTACAGATGTAGAGGTAGAAGATCAATATGGTTTTACAACAGATAGATTTTAATTATGCCTAAAATAAGAAAGATAAAAACATCAGACAGAAAAGATAGCAGAGGTGGTGGCTATGCTAAAAGAAAGTTTACCTTCCAAGAAGCAGAGGGGATAAGGGGGGAGTACCATAGGGGGGGTATATCAGTTTCTGCATTAGCTAGAAAGTACGAGGTATCACAACCACTAATGTATCAGCTCATCAAAGGCACAACATACAATGAATAAAGAAGCATCAGTACAATCAGCATTTTGTACTTATATGCAAATAAAATATCCAACACTAAGATACTGTGCCAGTTTAGGTGGCATAAGGACATCAATGAAACAAGCAATACTAGCCAAGAAGACTGGCTATGTTAAGGGTTTCCCTGATATGCAAATACTAAAAACAAACTCACAATATGCAGGATTGTTTATTGAGATCAAAGCAGATAAAAAATGTTATCCAACTAAACATCAGAAGCAATGGATAGAAGATTTAAACGAACTAGGTTACTATGCTGTTGTTTGCAAAGGTCTTGATGAGTGTGTTGAAACTTTAAAGTGGTATATGAAACTGCCATAAATACCCTGAAACTGCCCTGAAACTGCTGTGAAACTGCTGGGTCTGTCAGAAGAGTGATTTTGCAGACAAAAATCATAAACAACTAAAAACTAACTACTTATATTTTACGACAAATTGTCTTATTAACATTTTTTTAAAATTAATGTTGATTATTAAATATTTTTTTATACATTTGTCAAAAAAAACTAAAAATATGTATAACTACGAACAACATTTTAAAGACATGGTTAGCAACTGTTGTGGTGATAGTATGGAAGAGCTGCAGGAGTTTTGCTATGCATGTGATACTAGAACAAAGAATGATATTATAGATGGTGTAGCTCATTGTGATACTTGCAAAGAAGAGAGAGATTTTATAGAGAAATACGTTTGCAATTGTTGTGATGATATATGCGAACCTATAGAAGATTATGAATACGATCAATTAAGAATATATGAATTACAAGAAGCTAAATATGATTGCAGAACTTAAACAAAAAAAAGAACTAGACAAATTGTATAGACAAAATACAATTGATTTGAATAACTATTTTGCATATTCAGGCAAACAAGAAAGAAAAAATAGATTTACAAAAATATTTGAAGAATATAATTTTAATAAAAATATTAGAGTAAATAATGATATGTCAAAATATGTTTTGAAGAAGGATAAACAAAGTTTAACTAAAATTAAATAAAATGGAAATTATATTAACAATAATACTAGCAATAGCAACTTATGGTTTTGGTTTTGTTAGTGGTGTTATTAATAACACACAAAATAATAAAACACAAACAAATGAAAAGCCAATAAACCAAGATAGAAAAGAAGCATTTGAATTTGCTTTTAAAAACTATATAAATAAATAATAATAATAATAACTAAAAACAAAAAAAATGAATAACTTTAAAAAAGATGATTTGTTAATGATAATTAACAAGTATCAAAATTATACTAATCAATTTATTAATATATCAGATGAAGATATTGATAAATTATATTTTGAAATAGCAAAAGATGATAATTATGAAGATGAATTATTGCAACAAACTAAGGTGTTAAACAATATGTTTGATGTGTTTAGTAATGCTATGATTAATAAAATAAAAGAATAATTATGAGTGGAGGAAAATTACCGATGTCAAATTATTCTGACACTTCAATAACTATATTATGCTTACTAGCACTGATCTTTGGGGGGTGCTAGGGGGATAAGGGGGTATAGGGGGGTACTAGGGGGTATGCCTCTATACTAATAAAACTAAAAAAAAATTAATAACTAAAAACAATAATTATGCAAACTATAACAACAGATCAAGCTAAAGAGCTGATATATAAAAACAACAGAAAAATATTTAGTGTTGAGTTTATCAAAAAAGATGGTACACACAGACTAATGACTGCAAGATTAGAAGTTAGAAAAGGTGTTAAGGGTGTAGGTCTAAAGTTTGATCCTGCCAAACATAATCTAATAACTGCCTACGATATGCAAAAGGGAGAGTTTAGAATGATTAACTGCAACACTTTAGTATCTTTGTCAGCTAATAAGCAAAAGTATCTTATAAGCGATTAAAATATTTGTATTAATACTAATTAAGAGCATATTAATTTATGCTCTTTTTTTTTACAAAATTTTTTAAAAATATTTTTTGTAACTGTTGCGAAACTGCGATGAAACTGCGAAACTGCCACGAAACTGTTGAGACTGCTATTGTTTACCTTTAAGATTTTTTATCTAGTGTCAAATCTAGTAACTTGTTAAATATCAATATATTAACTGACAAATTAACATATTATTTTTTAACATTTTTTTTGTTGTTTTGTCAAAAAGTTATATATTTGTATCAAATTAAAAACAATTAAAAATAAATAATTATGCAAAAATTCAAATTAAATATAATTGAAAAACAACAATTAAAAAACAAAAATAAAGCTTTAAAAATTGCAAAAAATGTATTTTATATATTTACTTTGTTTTTATCCTCTCTTTTTTTGGGGGTCTTATTCCTTGAATTATTAACTAGAATATAAATAAAAATAACTAAAAACAAAAAAACAATGAACAATACAAAAAAATTAATTTACGAAATGTTAACAGAATGCACAGGAAAGCACATTTGTGATAGTGGATTTTCTGATGGTAGACATTGGCAAAGAAACCAAAAGAAAACAATTGAAGACTTTGAAAACGAACCAGAAGAGCATATATATAAAGAAGATGGATATATTTACAGAAATTTATCAGTATTTCACTATTTAAGCGAATTAGAATTAGATGATATTTGTAATGAGTTTAATAAAATTAACACAGATTGCAATGATTGGGATGCAACAACAAATGATGATAACTTTATTTATGGAGTATCAAAAGAAGCATGGCATGAATTAACAGAATTTAATGATGTTACAATTGAAAGGACTTGGAACACTTACAACGGAGAAAGCGACTTAACGCAAGTTTTACAAGGCTCTAACTTAACAATAAATGATGAAGAATATATTTTGTTACAGATTCATAATGGTGCAGATGTTAGAGGGGGTTATACTGATGCAAAATTATTTAAGTTAAATGATGCAGGATTAATACATCCTTATTTATTAGAATGGATGGATGAATACGAACTAGAACAAAGACTAGAGGAAGACTTAATTATTAACTAAAAACAAAAACAAATGAAAATAAAAATGAGAAGTGTCCACAGTGAGTGGATAATATTAAATAAATATTTTGGGAAAGATTATATATGTAAGATGTTTAATAATTTTATGTCTTATAAAGAATTAAGAAACAAAAACACATATCAAGAAATATTTGATGAGTTAATTAAGTTAGATTAATAAACATAATTAAACAATATTAAAAGGAGCTTTAAAGAGTTCCTTTTTTTTATATATACTTTATTATTAAATTATATTTTAATTGCTTTAAATAGCTTTAAAACAGCTTTAAAAGTGTATTAAATAGCTTTTATAATATACGTTAATTAATTATTTATGTGTTTATTTTAGTTTAATGAAATGGTTGTGTAATTTAGTTTTATCTTTTTAGACTCATTCAAAAGATAAAAAAACAGATAAAAAGAATACTTTTTGCAATACTTTTGCAAACTTCTAACAGTTTTTAGCAAACTTTAAAGAGTTTTTACAAACTTTTTTTGTGACAATGTGTCAGAAAATAAAAAGGGAGATTTCAATTCCGTCAATTTTGGGGTCCTCTGCTTTTAGCCACACAAACGTACATAACAAAAACCAAAGTTCAATTTTATAACTACTCTATAATAGTTACTAAAAAAATTTAGAAGTTCAATTTTATAATTAGTATGTTTTGATTAAAATCGTTAGTTGCTATGTAACAAAATCGTTGATTGTTATTTAAAAAAATCGTTAGTTGCGATATGAGCAACAATGATTTCTATAGGGTAAGAACGAGAAGAAGTGTTAGTGTACTTCTTAGAGTTCGTGAAGGTACTGATTTTTTATTTAAAAAACACATAGTTTTTGGAAATAATTTTTAATTTAATATTTATATAAAAATAAGGTATTAAAAAAATAGTTATATTTATATCTTTGCAAGAAATTAATTTTTAAAAAGAAATATAATGAGTTCATACGATACTGACAATACCCTACTCTTTGAGATGTTAGGGAAGGGTAGTGGAACTGAAGTGTTCACAACTACTGCACAATCTTCTAAAGATTTTTATGCGATCTATTTTGTACAAGAAAGTGTTATATCATCTATAACAGCACCAGAGGTAACAAATGCTTCTGCTCTTGTAACTACAATACCAGCAGGGATGACATTGTTCATGCGAGTAACAGCAATCACTTTGACAAGTGGATTGGCTATTGGTTATTCAGAGCATGATGGTAATCTAAATGCATAATAAGTAAAACACTTTAGTAACTAAAAAATATAACGATGCTATCATTAGGTAATAAACTTACTCTTAATACACAACCTATATACAAATTTGTAAATAAGTATTCTATTGACTTTGATGGAGTAGATGATAGGATTATTACTGATGGTGCAGATACAGTACTACAAAATACTACTTATTCTTTTTGGTGTAAAACAAGTGAATCAGGTTCTAATACTGTTTTTGGACACGGTGGTTTAACTGAAGGGAGTTTTAGTTTAAATTATTTATCAGATAAACCATTATTAGGTTTTAGTAGTAATACTTATGTTTATTGGCAAGATGTTACTGCACAAGATGATGGGGAATGGCATCATTGGGTAGTATATGCAGATGCTACAACTATTGGTAATTGTAAACTTTATATAGATGGGGTTTTACAAACACAAACTAATGCAGTAAATATTACAGGATATGATGCTTACACAGAATCATTAACTATAGGTGGTAGTCAAGTTTCAGGTGGTTCTTATTTTAATGGACAGATAGATGAGTTTGCAGTTTACGATAGAGAACTCACACAAGATGAGATTACTCGTATGTATAACACCTATTATAGCCCAAACAGAATTGCAAACGGGAATTTTGCACAAGAGGGTGTAGAAGAAGTAACTAATGGAGATTTTAGTCAGATAGGTTCAGAGTTAGTAACTAATGGCGACTTTGCAACAGATACAGGTTGGACAAAACAAACAGGATGGTCTATAGCAAATGGTAATGCTTCTTATGATGGTAGTGGTACAGGTTATCAATACATACTTCAATCAATTACAACAACTTCAGGAAGTATATATAAAATAAATTTTGATGTTTTATCTAGTACAGGTTCAAATTTAAACATAGTTGATTTTGGTTCTGTTAGAGTAAATCAAACACATCTTTCTGAAGGTAATTATACATACTATGCACAAGCAGATGCATCATCTGAAAACTTAGTTATCTATGCAAATGGTACGGATACTTTTTCAATAGACAACGTATCAGTAAAAGAGGTTGGGCAAGATTGGACTTTTGGTACAGGTTGGGGAATGGGAGATGGTAAAGCAGTATTTAGTGGAAGTGCTTTTGCTAATTTAGAACCTACAGTTGCACCTATAACATCAGGAAAAATTTATAAAGTATCTTTAACAGCAGAAGTAACTAATGGTTCTTTTAAACTACAAAATAATGGAGTAGATATAATAAGCGAAAACACAAGTGGTTCTTATACTGCATATTTCACTTCAGGTTCAAATACTTTTAATATTGCAAGAGCAAGTATAGGAGTACAAAATGATTTTACAATAACAGACATAACAGTCAAAGAAGTAGGGCAGCATTGGACAGTAACAGGTTCAGATTCTACACATTTTGTAGAGTTTTTAAGCACAGGTGCAAGATTTGTTTCAGATACTGTAAGTCCTATATTAGAATTAAAACAAAATATTTTAACATCAGGCAAAGAATATAAACTAACTTGCAATGTAGCATATACAGGTGCAGGTCAATTAAGAGTTAATGTAGGAAGTAATTTAACTCCTTTTACAGAAGGTGCAAACACAAGAAATTTTACTGCTACATCAAATACAATGTCTTTTTTAAGAGAAAATGCAAATGTAGATGCTATAATTTCTAGTGTTGTAGTACAAGAACTAAAGCATGATGCTACAAACCTTATGCTTAATGCAGGAGATTATCAGTCAGCTAATCCACTAATCACTTCTACTAAGAGTATGGAGTTTGATGGTGTAGATGATTATTTAACAGTATCAGATGATAGCAGCTTAGATTTTGCAGCAGGTTTTTCTGTTAGCTTTTGGGTATATCCTCAGGCAGCAGATGCTAATGACAGAATGATTTGTAAAGGTGTAACAGGTACAGGGGAATGGATGATTAGTTTTGGTGCAGGACAAGCAGTAAGAGTATATACAAAAGATGGAGATGATGTTGTTAAAGATTTTACTTCTGCTAATACTTTAACATTAAATGAGTGGGCTATGGTTACTGTAGTTGTAAATAGAACTACAAATTATTTACAAGTATATAAGAATGGTGGTAATCTTAGTGAAAGTTCTGC